GGTTGATAAACCACGGATAGCCACTTGAACGAGCGTAAGCCAAGATGCCGCCGCGCACTCTGGTAAAGGTTTGACCGATGCAATAGTTGATCGAAATGTCGTGGTCACTTGTGCCAGCAGCGTTACCCCGAGGCCCACCCCAATCCGTGACCGTGCCGCCTGCGAAGTTCGATGTGAGCAGCAGGCTGTTAATGTCGAGGTTTGCCGACATCCCGGTGAACCCGTCCAGCAGGTCAAGGCCGGTCGCACACTCTGAAATGTTTACTTGGTCAAAGGCGCCAACGTGGTGCAGTTTCACTGAATAAGGCTGGGCGAACAGCAGATACCAGTCGCCGTAAAAATACTCAATGTCAATTACACCAGCGTTCGTAACTGTAAAGTCTGGCCGGGTGGCAATCGTTGCGTGTGGTGTAGCGTTTGTACCTCTGGAACCTGTGGCGCATTGCCGGAAGAACACATTTGGCACGCGAACCTTGCAGCCAGCAGGAGGCACAAAACCCATCGCTGTCGTGCCATCGTTGCCGATACGCATCTGACCGCCTGTGGTCATGTTCTGCACGAACTTGCAGCGTGCATCCGTGCCGAGGTTGGCGGTGACAAATCCGGCGGTAGTCTTGAGCGCAGGGAAAAAGTCGTACTCGCCTGAACCCGGTGCAGTCTCAATCCAGCAGCCAGGGCATTCAGTAGCAGCACCGCCGCCGTTAGTTGGCACTTGCAGAATCTGACCAGCCGCCCCGGTAGTGTTGTCGAGATAAAACCAATCACCGCGCACGGTGAACTTGCCAAGGCGCGGAATGTTGAAGTTCGCAGCTTGGTCGGCAACGATTTCAAGCCAGCCCGTTACGTCAGGGCCGGACGCAGTAGCGGTAATACCAGACAGCGCGCCAGCAGCAAACGCACCACCAGATACCGATTGCAGCTTAATAAAGCCAGCGCCACCTATAGCAGCAACGCCGCGAGCGGTCAGGCTTGACCAGTAGCCGAGATAAATACCAGTAACGCCGCCCTGAGTAACCGTTGCGCCAATGGCAGGCGTGCCGCTTCCAGATGAAATAGGCAGCCATCGAACAGCCGTAGCATCAACCTTGATTTCACCGCCCAGCGTTGCAGAAATAACAGAGTTACCGCCAAGGGTGAAGTTGTTGCCAGCAGCATCACGCGAGTCACGCCGAAAGGTAATGGCGCCGCCGTTGACCGTCAGGACTTCGCCAGCACTGCGCGACGTTGTGCCGTCATCGGCGAATTGCGTTGTGGTGATTGTGGCCATTATTCAGCCCCGCCGATCATGAAAGCTGTCATGGGTTGAGCTTCTCAACTAGCTGAAGTGTCGCGTCGCGGTAGCCGGACTCCAAAGCCTGAACATTGAATTCAGAATCGAAGCGGCACGGAATATCGAACTCGCACCCGCCCGTTATGGCTTCGCCTGCGATTGGCTGGGTCTGGACAGTGCCGCCGCTCGACCAGGCAGTGAATGCGGTCGAGTTGATGGCTACGGTGATCGTCGTGCCGGTTGTTCCGGTGATCAGCGCCCGCAGGTTGTTGATCTCTGTCATTCCGACAACACCGGAAAAGACGACCGATTCACCGATGGCAAAGGTATGTGAGCCGATAGTAACGACAGCCGACGATGCCTGGCTGATGCCGGTGATTGATCGGGTTTTGTTGGCTGCGCAGGTGATGCGGCCTGTGGTTGTATCGACCGACCACTGCGCCGCTGGATAAGCCACGCCCGCCACACCAAAGGCAACGCGCCCGGTCACTGGCTTGTAGATCGTGCGCTTTGGTCTGCCTATGCCGGCGAGTGCCGTCTTGTCGCGGGCATACTCTTTGACTAACTGGTAAACGCCTGTCGACACAAGCGGCAACGTGCAGTCGAGCGCGGTGTATGCGCTCTGCCCGTCCAGTGCTGTGCTGTAGTCGTCAAACGCCTTGACCCTGAAGCCGGCGAACTGGCCCCACACTCGGTAATAAAGCGATGCCACCCGGGCGGCCAGTTCCTTGTTTTGCAGGACGTAGCCAATATCAAACCGGCGGCGCATGTACTGATTGGTCAGCCGCGCATACTCGCTGCCATTCGACGTTTCCACGATCTCAGTGAAAAACGAATCGGAATAAGCCATGCCGAGCCGGATGCTTTCGTCCAGCCGTTCCTCAAGAAAAGCCATGTCATGCGTACCTTTGAGCGGTGGACATTGCGCCGGTAATGGTGCGCGACAGTTCTGCGCGAGCTTGGCGAGCTTCTTTGGCGTTCGTCACGTTCGGCAGGCTGATGTTGATGGTGTTGCTGGTGGAATTGCCGCCATTCGGGCTGATCGAGCCGCTTTTGCTTGGGATCAGGTATTGCTTGCCGCCTGACATGAACGTCTCCGGTCGATTCTCTCCAACTTCGTAGAGCTTGCCGGCCATGACGGGGCCGCCGATGGCTTTGCCACCGCCAAAGAACGAACCCGCCCAAGAAGCAGCAGCGCCGATCCAGCCATCACCAGTGCCGCCAACAGCAGAACCAAACAGCTTGTTTGCAAGGTCAGCCGCCACAGCATCCGCAACCATGCGCTGAATCGCGGTGCCCAGACTCTGCACCATGCCTTCAAGGCCGCCTTTGAACGGGTCAAAAAGGAAGTCAGCCATAGTCGATTGAATGTTCTTGGCAGCGCCTTCCCAAGCGGCACTGATGGCGGTGGTTGTCTCTTTGTTCTTTTCTTCAGCAGCAGCCATTTGCGCTTCCAGCCCTGCCACAGCGGAGTCATAGCCTTCTTGCGAGACAGAACCATTGAGCAGCCCCTTGCGCAGCGTTTCGACCTTGCTCTGGTAGTCGGCCAGCGCCCGCGATGCGTCCGAATAGGTGCTGACTTCCACCGCGATGGCGGCGGCGGAATCTTCGGACATCTGCTGCTGGGCAGCGGCGGCTTTCTCATAGGCCGTCACCGCATCAAGCGCGGCCTTGGCTGACTTCAACTGAGAGTCTGTCGCGCCGTCCTGGGCGAGCTTGTAGAGGGTCGATTGCTCTGCCGACATGCCAAGGGTTGCGGCCTGCAACTGGAGCGCAGCCACCTGCCCCTGAATGGCGTCTGTCGCCTTCTGAACGGTCTTGGCCTGGGCTTCGCTCTCGACGTTGGTACGCTTGATCGACTCACGCACCACGGTTGCGGTGGCAGCAGCCTGCTCGCCGGCGGCCTTGTAGTCGCCAGACCAGAGCTTATTGATGCGCTCTACGGCTTTTGCAGTCGTGTCGCTAAGGTCGGTAGCGCCTTCTTTGGCAATCGCAACAGCGCCCGCAAAGTCGCCAGAAGCAGCAGCGGCCATAGCGGCAGCGGCGGCACCGATTGCGCTGCCAACCGCCGTGAAGCCAGTACCAATGACCACTCCGGCAGTTGCAAGCCCCTTCAGAACACCAGACAGGACGCTTGCAGAGGTTGAGGCTGCGTCGGAGTTTTCCGAAACGTCGATCAGCAGGCCGGTAAAGTCATTCATGACCGGCAGCATGTCAGTCGCCACTTGGCGAGCGATGCCGTCCGTCATTGCGCCCATAATGGTCAGCGAATCGTTGAACTGTTCAGCCGCTGCGCCTGTTTCTGCGCTCATTACCAGCCCAAAACGCTCAGCCTGAGCAGTCAGGTCATTGATGGCAGCCGACCCGCCATTAAGCAGCGGGATCATCTTCGCGCCTGACTTGCCAAACAAATCCATAGCCAGGGCGGTTTTCTGCGCGCCATCCTCGTAGCCGGCGAACTTGTCTGACACTTCCAACAGTAGCTTGTCAGCGGATTTCAGGCCACCTGAAGCATCGTTGACCGATACACCGATATCCTTGAAAGCCTGCGCCTGCGCTTTGCTGCCATTCGCCGCCGCTGCAATGTTTTTATTGAAACGCAGCAGGGTTGTAGACAGCTCAGCAGAAGAAACATCAGCCAGACCGGCAGCGTATTGCAGGCCGGTCAGCGCCTCAGTTGTGATGCCGATCTTGGCCGCCGCCTTGCTGGCTTCGTCGGCAGCGTCAATGCTTCCCTTGATCCAGCTTGCAAACGCACCAGTCGCCAAACCGGCCGCAATGCCGCCTAGCGCCTTGCCCATGCTGATCGCCTGTTTCTCGATGCCCTGCGCGGACTTCTGAAACATGCGGTCAGCTTTGCCGAGGTCGGATTGCAGGCGAGCCGTGTTGGCCTCCAGATCAATCGACAATGAACCAAGGGACATGGTGTTACCTCAATAGCGCATCAAGCGCGGCGCTGTGTTCTTCGGGGTCGTCATAGTCAGCCGGCGGCACGGTGTCCGTTCGGTACTGATGCTCGACCTGGTAGAACGCCATCCAATCAATAAACAACGGCGCGGGCATTTGCCGCTCCAAGCTGTCCACGTCCCACACGCCCAAATCGCGGGCGAGCCGGAACAGGAAAAACCGCTCGGGGCGGCTTCTTAGTTTTTTGCTGCATCCTCGACGGCTTTGCTGGCAAAACCATTGAGCAGGGTTGCCGCGTCCGCAATTGCGCCGATTGCTTCCGGCTCTTGCTGGGCAAGCAGCTCGACATCATCCAGGGTGAACTGAGCCACGCCGTCAGCGTCCACCACAGACAGCGCCACCATTTGCAGCTTGAGCTTGGTCAGATGCGCGACGCTTGAGTCATCCTGAGACTTGATCAGCCGATGCAGGCGGACAAAATCGGCCTCGATAATCGCCCGATCACGGACGCACAACGCCTTGATGTTGACCTCGCCGCCCCACTCGGGAACGGCGACGACTTCAAAGCGGCCTGCCTTGCGGTTGAGTATGTCGTTACGAGTCAGCATCAGGCAGTCTCAAACTTGGTGCCGGAAACGCGGATCGACAGCGAACCGGTAAAGATGCCATCCACTGCCCCAGATTCAGACAGCGAGCGCACGGAACCCCGGAAACCGGTATGGGCCAGATTACGCTTGATGATCTTGAACCAACGCTCAGAGCTGTCTACCTGACCCAGCTTCATTTCGATCTGGGCAAGGTCGGCTTCGACGTAGTTCAACTCCACATCGAACGTGCCGGTATCGGACAGGCCGACGCCGAACTCTTTGGCAGTGCTGATCATGGTGGTTTTGTCGATGTCAGAGGCCTGACCCGGGCTGACCGAATAGCTCTTGTGTTCGTTGCTTTCCACGAACGTGAATGGCGTTGCGGTGCCGCCACTGGCGTAGGCGGTATAGCCGGTCGAGTCAGAGCCAACCAGCTCAAAGGTATTGGCCGCTGTGACCTTGATCATGAACTGCTGGCCATTGAGCTGGGTCATGCCCACGATTGCGGCCAGCGTCACCACGTCACCAGTGGCCAAGCCGTGCGCCGTCGAGGTCACAACGGCAGGTTTGGCGGCAGTGATGCCGGTGATGGTTTTCGCTGAACCATTGGTGCCGAGCTTCTGGATGAAGAAGCGAGTCTGTTGCGAAAGGATTGCGTTACTAGGCATGGGATTCTCCAGGCATAAAAAAACCCGCACTAGGCGGGCTGCGGGTTTTTCAAAGGGTTGTTATTGCCAGAGCGAATAGTCGATCACGACATAACGCTGTTTGGTTTCGGGGTCGTACAAATCCTGATAGCCAAGGAAAACCGAGGCGAACAGCAATGATGACTCAACAGCAGACTGCACAGCCTGGGCGATGGCCTTGGCCTGCGCATAGGTAGCCGCAAAGCATGAAAGCTGGATGCGGGCGTTGATCCGGGTGCCTGGCTGGCTCATCGTGCTTTCGCGCTGGCCGCTGATTGTCTGATAGGTCACATACGGTGACGCAGCAGACTCCGGCACAACCAGAGCGGCGATGTTCTGCCCGACAATGGCCGTCAGCGGCGCATAGCCAATCAACGCTGTGCGTAAATCCTGCTCGATCATGCTGCCCGCCTCATTCCATTTTCACGCGCCAGCTTCTGCGCTTCTTTGACCAGTCGCTTTTTCATGTACTCATCGAACTTTCGCAGGGCTTCGTACTTCTTCGCCTCAAATGCCGGGCGCAGGAATGGCCTAGCCGGCTGGAACTTCGTGCCGAACTCAATCCACGTCCAGTAGTAGGGGTCATCGGGGTTATTCGCGCCCTTCTGACCGCCGCCGGCTTTGAATGCCGCATTCGCTTTCTTGCTGATGCTCGCAACACCGACATAGACAGCCAGACGGCCACGTGCGCGCCGCACAGTGATGTTTTTGCGAACCGTTCCGGCCCGCCGCCTTGGGTCTGGCTTTTGCAGCACAGGAACACGCGCCATCGCTTCGCGCCGAATTACCTGCCCAGCAGCCCGCAGCGCGCCAAGGATTACGTTTTTCTCAAGTCTGGCCGGCAGTTTCATTAAGGTCTGGCTTAACTGTTGAAGCCCCTCAATCCTGACCGACTCAGCCATTGCTCGGGCCTTCCGTGCAAAGCAGTTCGAGGAACGCGCCGGCTTCGTTTTTGTTAATCACCGATCCAATGTTGAAAGGGCGAAGATTGAACAGGACGCGGTGACTTGTTGTTATGCCCGCCTGAAAGCGCATTCTGACGCGGTGAGTCGTTTCGCCCTGTACTTGCTGCGCGGCCAGAAGCTCGCGGCCAGATAGCGGCTCAACTGAGGCCCAAACCGTGTAGACCGTCGCCCACGTTTCGGACTCTTGCCCGAAGTCGTCAACCGTTGCAGATCGCGCCTGAATGTTGATTCTTTGGCGCAGCGGGCCGAGTCTCATATACCCATCCCGACACGGTAAAAGTGCAGCATGTTTTCGGCCAGCTTGGTCGATGCATAGCTCAAGCCAATCACGGAGTTTTCGCGCTGCTGGTCATAGTCGCCAATCAAAAGCAGGAGCGCCTGTTTAACGCTCTGCGGCACGTCCTGTTCCACGCCAGCATCATCAGTCCACGGGATAGAACGTCCGATGTATTGGGTCGCATAGTCAACTGCGGCGGCTTCCAGACTTTCCAGCGCCGCGTTTTGGCTGCTGTCGCTCTGTTCGATCCGCAGGTGCGTTTTGATTTCCGCTAACGTCAGAACGGCCATCGACTGGAACCTCGCGTATTACCTTCGTTTCGTAGACTTCTACGAAGTGACGCACGCCCGACAATTGCGCGGCGGTCGCCTCAAATTCTTGACCCTTCAGCACACGACCTAGTTCGTCGTGGAAGAAAGTCTTAAGTGCTTTTGCTTGCATAAATCCCCCAAGCGGGGCCGGTGTTACCCGGCCCCCTTTGGTTAGGCGGTGATTGCGCCGTACATGATTGCCGCAGGACGATCAACGGCCAGGCCGAGACGTTCTTCAGCACGAATCGTCACCAAGTTCTTGGTGAAGTCATCGTTCACATAGCCCATCTCAACCACAGCGCCTTGACGCTGATAGATGGTTGCAGCACCGCGCAGGCTACCAATCAGGAACTGGCCGGCAGTCATGTTTGCAGACAGGACAACCTGCAAGCCGAACACGCTCATGCTTGCGGTAGTGCCTGGCGCGCCGTAAAGGTAAGCGCCAGTACCGGCACCTTCGCGCAGGATTTCCAGAGCAGCCCAATCAGCAGGGTTGACGATAACGGTATCAACCACTTCGCCAACGGCCCAGCGGTTGTACTTGGCCTTGTTGATGGACTCGGCCAGATTGGCCGCTGCGGTCGGAGTGAACGCGGTGAAGTTGCCAGCATCAGTCAGGCCCGACAGGTTAGGCGAAGTGCCGTTGCCGTTGAGCAACTGCTTATCGATGCGCTGTGCCAGACCGTCACGCAGACGTGTGTCGATGTAAGCCGCAACAGCAGGAGCGTCAGCCAGAAGCTGGTTAGACACTTTGATCCAGTGAGCGACAGTCTCGATCACCACGTTATACGGGGCGAACACGATATCCGACTCAGGCTTTGCAGCGGCCTGCGCAACTTCAGCAGCGTCGTTAGTCCAGCTCGACTCACGCAGCGAGTTGACTGCGTTGCTGGTGACACCGATAGTCGGGATCAACTGGCGAATGGTCAGCGGGGCGAAGCTGCCGGCGATAACGCCAGGGCGCTGATCAGGAAATGTGGTAGTACCGTCAGCAACAACGGTGTTTTTCACTTCATAGCGGGCCTTCTCACGCGCACCGGAGGCAAGCTGTGCGAACTGCTCGGACTTGATGAACTCGGAACCGGCAGACACTTTGCCAACTGGCAGGGCTGGCACGCTTTGCTTTTGGGCAAGGTCGGTCAGGCTGTCAGAAAGGCTTTTGTACTGCTCGGCCAGCGAGTCGATTTTACCGGTCAATTCGGTGGACGACTTGCCGTGCTTCTCGATGTCGCTGGTGTGCTGATCGATGGCGGTTTTCAGTTGGTCCTGAACACTTTTGACCTGAGCGAGGCCAGATTCGATAACGCTCTTGATTTCTTCAGACATGGTATTTCTCCAGACATAAAAAAACCCGCTCGATGGCGGGTTGTCTTTGATTGAGTTGCTTTAGGGTTGCGGGATTTGGAACTGCTGGAACATTCCCGCAATCTCTGCGGTTGTTTTTTCTGAATCGCGCTCGCCGCGACCCAAGGCCTTGATGCGTGAAACCAGCGCGCACGCTTCAGACCGTGTGAAACCGTTAGTCCTTAGGATTTCTTCAGCATCCTTTGGGCTTTCAATGTGTTCGATTGCAGACTTAACGTCGCCAATGTGCGCGGCGTTATCCGCAGGCGACTCGACAACGCTGATCTCGATAAGATCAATCTCTTTCAGTTCGCGCTTACCGTCGCCAAGCTCGCGGATTTGAACCGGACGGTAGCCAATGGACAGACCAGTTACAGCGCCATGCTTGAGCAGTGCGTAAACATCGCTCGCCTTGCTATGGCCGGGCGTCAATTCCCCTTCAACAAAGAGGCCGTTTTCATCTTCCTCTATGCGAGTCCACTTGCCGATCACGTCGCCGTAATGGTTCCAGCGAAGCTGTACAGGCCGCTCGCGCTTCTTAAGTGTCTTTTTGTAAGCGCCAGGCATGATTGTGTCGCCGTAGCTGTCAACGCCGCCGAACTTGGAAGCGTAGCCAGAGAAAACGCCGCGCTTCTCGTCGTCGAACTTGACCTCGATAGATTCAAGGCTGAGTGTTTTGCGCTCCATCGGAACCCCCTTGGAGAACTTGCAGAATAGGTACGGTTGCGCCTTGGATCATGAGTTGATCGCCGCCTGGCTTGGATTGCCGGCCCTCAAGAATGCGCGCCTCGTTAGGCGTTAGCTGCCCGGTAGTGATTGCTTTGCCGTTTGCCTCGTACCGACTCAAAGTGTCGGCGCGTAACAGGCTGTCGAAGTTAAATTCGGCCTCATAACGCTCCGACTCTGACGGATCAAGTAGCCAGCACTTGATAGACATCTCTATTTTTTCAAGATACGGGCGCAGGTTGAGCTTGTAGAAGCCGCTGATGATTTCGTAGACGTTCGACCCTAGCGATGATTGCCCGAAAGTCTGGTTCAAAAGGATCGACGGAACTCCGAAAAACCGGCCTATATCCTCGATCTGGAACCGGCGAGAGTCGAGCAACTGGATATCCTGCGGCGACATACTGACCTGCTGATACTGCATGCCGGCCTCAAGCACGAACAAACGATCCTGATTGCCTTCCTCAAGCTCGGCAAACGCTGTCTTGATCTGCGTCCGTTGCTCTTTTGTCAACACTGCGTCAATGGTCAGCACGCCAGAAGGCTTCGCGCCGTTTGAGTAGACCTTCGTCACCCGGTTGTCAGCAGCGATGGCAATGCCGACAGAGTTGCGCGCATAGCTGAGCGGCGACAGACCGACAACGCCATTGCCAAACAGCTTGATGTGCCAAATGTTCTGCGATGCGTACACTTTCACGTCAGCGCCGGACGTGTAGACGTGGATCACCGACCCGTCATCAAGCAAACGCGTCTCGACTTGGCTCGATGACAACGGCAGCAGCGAAATGATCCGAGTTCCGGCGCGCTGAATTACCGCATAAGCGTTGCCAGACAGCGCCAGATTCAGCGCCATGCTTTCCCAGAACTCGACCGAAGTCTGGTAGCGGTTCGGCTTATAGGTCAGCAATCGCCGCAAAGGATGCATTTCGGCAGGCTTTCGGCCCTCTTTGCTGACTTCGTAGATATCAAACGGCAGGCTACCGATGGTTTCGCTGATGATACGAACAGCGCCCCATACCGCAGAAACCTGCATGGCGGTGTCGCTAGTAACGGTTGCCGCAGCTTCCACCCCATAAGTGATGGGGCCGCTTTCCTGCAATCCAGGCTCCCGAACCGGCCCGCCTGGCTTGCCGAACAGGCCGCGAAGTGTCTGGAAAAAGGCCATCAAAGCACCACTGGGTTCATTAAGAATGAGTCGATATCCATCGACGTGTCACCGCCAGCGATTGCCCGACTGAGCGCCATAATCAGCGCGACAATCCCGTCAATCTTGTTTTCTGGCCGCTCTTTGTTCGGGTAAATGTTGTCTTTTACGTCGAGCTTGGCGACCACGTTCGACGCCATCCATGTGAGGATCGGGCAATCGCCGTGCGCCAGCTTCTTTTGCAGCACCAAGGCTTCAAGTTCTTTCATCGGCTCACTGATGTTCTGCACGGTTTGCCGCACCTCGACCATCAACATGCCTTCGTTTGTCATTTCCTGCGCGATCTGGGTTGCCTGCCAAGGGTCATAGGCGACCTGCTGCACGTCGAACCGGCCAGAGAACTCGCGCAGATCTTCTTTGATCACTTCAAAGTCGATCACTTCGCCATCGGTTAGCGTCAGCAAACCAAGCGCGTCGAACTCCCGATAGCGGTCTGTGTTGCTGTCCAGTTCCTCGATTACCCGAGCCTCTGGCAAGTAGTACCGACCATGCACATGCCACAGCGGATCATCCGCAACAGGTGGGAATATCAGCACATTGCCGGCTATGTCGATCTTGCTGGCCAAGTCCAGGCCTATGAAGCACGGACGGCCTTCAAGCTCGGCAAGCGTCTTGCGCGCCGGACATTGCCGCCAGCGCAGCATGTTTAACCAGGCATTCTTTGCCCCGACCCACTCGTTCAAGTGTTTAGTGCGGAACGTCGCCTGCTTACTGGCCGATTGCATGGCGTCACGCTGGCGAGCCAGCAGGAAATCACCGGCAATCGACACGCCAAAGTTCGGGTTGGCCTTGATCAAAACATGCTCGGATGTCCAATCGTCGCCTTCGTCGATGGTGTACATCGCCGGCCAGAGGTCATCACGACTCAAGACGCCTTCAAGCATCCGTTCGGAATCTCTGACCAACTGGTGACACGGCCCGCCGATGCTCGATCCGGCTGTCGTAATGACCAGCATCACCGGCTGCTCGCGTGCGCCCATGCCGGTTTCCATCGTGTCAAACAGCGTTGAATCTTTGTGTTCGTGGTATTCATCAACGATTGAGCAGCTAGGGCTTGAGCCATCACCGGGCTTGCCGATCACAGGCTCAAACCTTGAGCCATCCTCAAGCCGGCAGATGTTCGAGGCGTTGACCTCAACCGCAAAGTGTTCCTTGAGTGCCGGCGTGCGCTCGACCATCAGCTTGGCCGGCCTGAATACTTCCCATGCCTGCTTCTCTGTTGTCGCGCCGCTGTAAACCTCCGCACCAAACTCGCCATCAGCCGTCAGCATGTAAAGCCCGACACCGCCGCCGATGATCGACTTGCCATTCTTGCGCGGAACGAAAATCAGGATCGTGCGATAGCGCCTTGTGTTGTCTTTCTTGCGCAACCAGCCGAACGGAACGCACACGCTGAACAGTTGCCACGGCTCCAGCTTGACCAGTTCCTTTTTTCCCGCCCATTTGCCCTTTGTATGCGGCAGCAGTTGCAGGAATTTGGCGACCTTCTCAGCCTTTCCCGGGTCGAAATAGAACGCGAAACCGTCAGACTTCGACAGCTCCAGTTCGGCCAGATGCTTTTCGCACAGCAGCTTGATCCATTTGCAAGCCGGTATCTTTCCGGCGATCACTTGCCGGGCGTATGTTTCTGCCAGTTTGACCAGCGGGTAACTCTTTTTTGCCATTACAGATCAGCGAAGGGGTTGCCCTTCGGCTTCTCAGGCTTGCCGCCTACCTTCGCCCGGTCTGCCGGCGTCATGCCGAACTTGCCAAGCAAGGCTTCCAGCCGCACCAGCTTTGCAGCGGTGAACTCAGACTTGAGCAAACGGAACTCGGTCAGCAGTGAAGCCAAAACCTCAAGACTCAGCCGGTCTGACTCGGTGATCACGTCCTTCGGTGCGCAGCGCACAATCTCATGCCACGCTTCAAGCTCCGCACCGGTCAGATGCAACGGCGGGTCTGTCAGTTCGCCCGCCGTTTCAGCGTCTTGGCGCTTGCGATCCGGGTTCTTTTTGAACGCACCCCGAGCGTCAAGGACGTTTGTTGGTGTCCTTGGTCTGGCCATTTCTTAAACCGATATTTTGTGGAAGCGTAAAAAGAGGTCTGGGGGCGGTCATTTGGTTATAAGGCCTAGAGTCCTGGATACCCCCTACCCTTACCTTTCCTCTCATTAGCCGTCTTGAGTTTGTGACAACTGGGGCAAATCGATTGGAGATTGCTGTCTAGCTCTGACCCACCATTTGCCCTGCTTATGATGTGATCTACCTCTCGCGCCTCTGATATGCGCCCTTGTGCTAGGCATTGCTGGCATAGGCGCTTGTCGCGTCTTAGTATTCGATCACGAACGATACGCCAAGCATGGCCATAACCGCGCTCTGTGGTGTTGCCCTTCTTGGCCTGTTGCTTTGACCAATGACTGCGCTTGTCTGCGTGTGTGTCGCAGTAGCCTTTCTGTTTGCGTGCCGTTACCAGTTCAGGGCAACCAGGCGCGCAACACGGGCGAACCGTCACAACTACAGAATGCTCTTGAAGAACGGCAGCAGCTCAATGACGCCAAGGATTAGCGCGCCTATGAATCCGGCAGTCCTGATCATTGTCTTTATCTCTTGCTGGTAACGGGCCATCACTGCGTTCTGTTCGGCCAGCGTCTTTTGCACGCCTTCCCATATGCGCTCGATCTTTGTTACATCGACGCGAATTTGAACGGTGTTTTGCTCAACGCTTGCCACACGATGCGGAAGGCGCTCGCTTTCGAGCGTGTCCAGGCGGAAGGTATGCGTGTGCATATCCCGCTCAAGAGAATTCAGGCGGGCATAGATGCTATCGATCATCTTTGCCTTCTCGTCGTGAGTTGGGCTTCCATCACTCATGGGAGTCCTTAAATAAAAAAGCCCCGCGCTAGCAGGGCTGAGAGTGCCGAGGGGTGGCGGCACAGCATGAAATTCAGATCAAAAAAAAGCCCCGACTCATCAGAGGCAGGGCTTTCTAAGCGGTAAAACCGCAACTTAGCTGACTTTTTACACCTGCTGGATTCCACTGTCAATATGTACAGCGTGGTTTTTTATACAGTCACGCCGCTTCTGTCATGTGCAGCAAACCCGAGTCGATCCACTCATACCCGAGCGATACCAACTGACCGGCCTTAACGTGCGTTATCTTGCCCTCTTGCGGGAAATGCTCAGTCAGCATCCGGCCAAGCGCGTGATTGCTCAGGTTGTAGCGGTATGAGTTCCAGAGCGCGGTTGCCTGCAATGGCTTGATTGTGTGCATACGGCCAATCATGGCGTCGATCATGCCGGCCATTTCGTCACTGATGTTCGGATCAGGCGGGCTTGATTGCTGCACGTTGTCACGCATCAGCGCCCACATTGGCGAGGTGTAGCCTGGAATGCCGGCCTTGACTCTGATCCAGTAAGACCACTGAAGCAGCAGGTAAGACGTGCTGAGTGATTTATTCATGCTCACAACCCCCGATTGATAATTAAGCGGCGCTTCCGATCATGTCCACCGATACGATGATCCGACCCACATCACCGCGCTCTGAGTGGTAAGTGATGACCTTTGCATCACGTCCACTGATCCACCCGCCCCGGCTTGCGTGGCTATCTGGCGCGGCTAACGTCCTGTGCTGCTCGAGCTGCATCGTGTTGCGCTCGAGCATGATGTTGTGATGCAAGTGGCCCGTGTGCGCGTAGCTGTACTTGGTGCGCCCGTAGATTTCGCGGAACTTAGCCACAAACACGGTTTCAAGCTGCTCAAGTTTCTTCTTGTGGCCATGATGGAAGAACAGCGAGGTCTGCCCGTGCTCGATGCAGTAGTAAGGATCTGGCCGAGTAATGACCTCGATGCGCGGCTCATCGCTATAGAGCGCGGCGAACAGCTCACGCAGCCACATGCTTGACGCTATGTCGTGGTTGCCTTCAGCCATTAGCAGGATTACCCGCTCATGTTTGAGAAGCAGCATTGCCGTTATGCGCCGGATGGCTGCGATGGCTACCCTGATGATCTTCTGAAAGCGGGTGTCAGCGTCCAGCAGATGCCCTGACGTTGGCGTGATTGCCTGGAGTCCGTCGTAATGCAGAAAGTCGCCAAGCTGGGCGAACACGCCGACAGCAGAATCAGGCGATTGCGCGATTGCGGCCCCGAACCACTCAACAAGCAGATTCTCGGCTATGCCCATGTCCCAATCTGCGCCGGTTTCCTCGCCCCAGGCCTTTGCGCCCAAGTGGTAATCGGTGATGACGTAGCAATTCAGCAGCTTGTCGAGCGTGTGCTTTGGTGGCTTGACGGCCTCAACCGGCTTGACTTCCTCAGTCATGGCGCTGACCACTTCGCGCATGATCTGTTCTTGCCGTTCGTGGTCGATACTGGTCTTGACCCATTGCAGCTTTGGCTGGCCATCCTCCCCGTACAGAGTCGAAGTCCCTTTCAGGTGAAATCCATCAGGAACGGTCTTGGTCATGTCATGCTCAGGCGCCCAGCCTTGACGGGCCAGCTTTGCCTTGCGAGTCCACAGCGCACGCTCGCTGATGCCGAGATGCTTTGAAGCCTTTTTGACTGACAGCGTTCGCAGTGCTTCCTTGATCTGTTCGTCCGTAAACCTTTTCATCCGCAGTATTCCCCGATTTTTATACGAACCATTCCGCCCTTGACCGGCTCCCCACTGAGCCAGAGGGTTGTCACAAACCTGCTGTCATCAATCCCGAGCGCATCAGCTAGGCCATCCCTACCGGCCTTGAATGCGGCAAGGCAGTTGTCGTCATCCCTGCGCCTGGCATCTGGCGGCACGAATTCAATCGACAGAGCCACGCGCCCTTCTGGAGCCTGTACACCTGCATTCTTGGCCAGAATGAAACACTCAAGCCGGTAAGCCTTTGCAGCCTTGGCGCGCTTAGACCAGTGGCCGCGCGCGTTTGGGCTGAGTTCCTTGGGCATCCACGGCAGCTCGATCAATTACCAATCCCCAAGCGCAAGTTGAGAAAGTGCCGAACGCGATCCGGCCTGTTCAGCGTTTCCAGTTCCGACTGAACCCATGCCCGCCACTCCTTGCCCTTGTGTTTCTTGTTGTGGATCAGCCGGCATGCTTCCAAGTCGGCTGCTATGTCGATCCGTTCTGCAATCGAACGGGTAGCCAGATTCAATGAAACATTCGCCACAGAAGGTCATGCCCCGTCGATCAATTCGTAATGCTCGCCATCGCCGTGACTGCTGGCCACGCGGTCAACGCGATCCTCGTCAAAGTCGTGCATGTTCTGCTGCCCGAAGTCGCCAATATCAAAACCGTCCGGCTTGGCTTCATCCATCAGGTTGTAAAGCCGGTTCTGATACCAGTGGGCCTTGCCAATGCACTTCTCTGCCGGCCCCTTGTCACCAGCGCGCAGCCGGTACTTGAGCGCGCTTCCCTTCAGGTAGCCGATGAACTCTTCCGGCGTCAGTGCGGCGCGGATAACGTCAATCGCTTCTGTGTCTGGAAAGAGCTGGTAGTGCGCCGGATGGTTGATTTCGTCGTGCTTCATTGCTTCGCCTCCTTGCTGGTTACAACTTGGAAATACTCAGTGCCAAAGGTGTTGATGTGAGCGCAGATCGGCATGGCATTTTTCCTTCGCATGACCACATAGCGATCAGCGAAGCCAATTACCTTGAACGGCGAAATCCCATGAATACCCATGTGCCGCACCCCTTCCCACTTGCTGCCGATTTCCACGAAAGTTCCCGCTTTGCTTGTCATGCTCATTTCTTCTTGTCCCCTCTCGATGTATTAATCAGCGGCTTCTGCCCCTCTGCCAGCTTCCACGGCTCAGGCCGCTTGCAGACAACGCACTCGCGCCGGTTATGCGATGACAGGGCAACGGTCGGCCATTCGCAGTTCATGCACGGCTTCCCAGTGCCTTGCTCGTCGTTCATGCGGCCCCCTTGATCGTCATCAGGCCGTCAGCGATCCAGCGCAGTTGTGTTTCAGCCAGTGCGCGCAGTTGGTCGCCTTCGGTGATTTCGCCGCGCTTGCGGCCATCTAGGATTGAGTGGCAGTTGTCACAGGCAAAGCAGGCGACCATATCCGGCCCCTTCATGCCCATGCCCTTCTGCCCGCAAGGGATATGCGCTAGCACCACAGTGCCATCGTCATAGCCGCAGCCGTTGAGCCTGAGCGTGCAGGTCTGCCCCTTGGCTGAGTCGCGGAGCTTCTTGCTGACGACTCTCATGCTGCCTCCTGCATCAGCGGCCAGCCGTTTTCAGCAGCCCACTGCTCGATCTTCGTCATGTAATCGCCAAAGTCCTGCACGCTAAGAGTTGTGGTGCTAAGCCCTCGACGGCCACCTCCGGGCAGGTCATCCCAGCCGATAAGCGTTTGTTTGAAATACTCGGCCCATGCGTCCGGCCCATACTGGCGACCATCAAGCCAGGCGACGGCAGATAGATCGCGCAGCAGTGCGTGGTAACGCTTGTTCTGCTCGATGCTGCGCTTTGACTTGAGCGGGCGCAGGACAAGCTCATAGCCGCCGTCCTCACGCATGAGCTGCTGGACTAGGTTCCATGCCGCGATGAATGCCGGACGTATGCCTGCTGCGCCCTGAATGCGGAATTTGCGTTCAGCCATCAAGCCACCTCCCACAGCCGAAGCTGGCGGCGAAAGTGCGGCGCATTTTCCTGAAACACAGCCTTTGCAAACCCTGCCGGCGTTGCGCTTCTGAAGTTGGCGCGATCCGGTCCAGGCGGCGCGGTGTGAATCCGGTTGTCAGGCTCACCCAATGCGGAATTGATCACCGGATCAGGCATTGAGAACCCCCCCCAGACCACAGGCACGTCAGCTTCGTGTAGTTGTCGTCAGCGCACAGGCCGCTGAAGTGATGCGGGTGAAAGCTATGGTCTGGCTTGCCGAATATGCTGCTGAACACGCTGACAGGGTTTTCAAAGAACCACGGAGCGCCGGACAGCATTCCGACCATCCGGCATTGCTCTGCAACGATTGCAGCGCGGGATTGAAAGTGCCGGTCTTTCTCGGCCTTGGACTCAAACCAGCGCGCACCACTCACGGCCACGTCAGTGCAAGGCGGGAAGCCTGCAACCATGACCACGCGACGGCCACGGATGATTTCACCAAGACGGCTGGCAGCTTCCTGCACAGTGCAGGGCAGGCGCTCAATGCGCCCGTCGTTGCTGTACTTGCCGTGCTGCGGATCAACCAGGACGGCGCTATAACCGGCGTCAACCCAAGGCTTGACCATTGTTCCGGTAATATCGCACAGGGATATGATCACGCCGTTCATCTGCGCGCCCTCCCCATCGCCTGGAACACTCGTGCGCACTCGATACAGTGACGGCATGCGTCTACCGCTTTCCTGCGCGCTTCCGGTATCTCATTGCCGCACGCCTCGCATTCGCTCAGGCTCTCCCCGGTTGCGGGCTTGAATGCGGCCAGAGCTGCGTCGAGTTGGCGCTGCATTTCTTCGTTTCCGATGTCGGCTATGTCGGCCATTAGGCTGCTCCCTGCGTGTCTGGTTGTTGTTCTGTTTGCCCTGAGAAGGCGACCCACTGCCGAGGCTTGCTGCTTTCGCGCTGGAGGTACTGCGACGAGGCCCGATCGAACCAGAGCGGAACCTTGCCCTCCTCTCCAGTCAGCCGCTGCTTGGAAACGATCATGTGAACGTCCGACTCGTTGTTGCGCTCGGTTTCGCCCTTGGCCTGCGATTTTTCCTTTTCCTTGTTGCGCCAGACGGTAATCACGTTGTCGGCTAAGTCAGTCAGGATGGCCCCGCCGCGCACGTCGAGCTTTCCAGGCACTCGGTTTTCGTCCTCTGCTTTGCGTGGATGCGCGACCAAGTGAACGTGAACGTCCATCTCGTGCGCGAAGCCCACCAGCGCCTCCATTGCCTGCTTCTGGCCGTTGTAGTCGTCCTCTGCCATGCCGAGCTTGGCCAGACTGTCAACGATGAAGTGCGTCACGCCATAACGCTTCGCGGCATAGCGGAAGGTGTCGAGCATTTCCGAGGTCTTGGCCGATCCGACTTGATTGTAGATCCACAGCGAGCCGGCCAGCGATTGCAAAATCGCGTTGATGTACGGCTTAGACGGATAGGCAAGGCCCGCAGCTTGGCGAACCATGCGTTGCAGGTTGCGGCGTGCCGGCATTTCCATCGAGGCGATGCAGAATTTCTCGCCTTGGCGCATGCCGTGGTATGCCAGATAGTTCAAGAGCTGCGACTTACCGTGTCCTGACCATCCAGTCCAGACGGTTAGCTCTGCCGATCGGAAGCGGATCAGGTCGAGAGCCTTATCCCAAGGCAGCGCCATACCTGAAACGGTCGGATTGCGATCGAAGAACTCCGCATAAACCTCGTCGGCGAAGTCCATCACGCCGGCCAGCTTGTCAGGGTCTAGGCTCTTGGCCTTCTCGTAGCATTCCTGAACATCGTCACGGCTGAACATCAGGCTATCGAGCGCGACGTTGAAATCCTTGCAGCCAAGATTGACCAACCGGCAACGATCGCGGCCAAGGCGCTTAATGATTTCCTCAGTCGCCTTTTTGCCTTCCTCGTCGTTGTCCAGGCAAAGGTAAATCGTGTCGAATCGCTCAAGGTTGGCGTATTCATGTTCGATCCAGGCCTGTTTTGCACCAGAGCCACCACCGAACGGAACCGACAGCGCAGGCTGACCAAGCTGGAAGGCTGACATGGCGTCAATCTCGCCCTCCGTGATCGTCACCTCCCGAGCGTCTGCCGGTATCGTGTGCCACCCGAACAGGCAAGGCTCAGTGTCCGACGATGTGCGGATGCCGGTTTTCTTGCCATTCGCGTCACGGTCAATGCCGATCGTTTTCCAGTGAACCAGCCCACCATCGCGCAGATACGGGAATACCATCAGCCGGCCCTGTTCGCCGATCTTGAACGCCGAGATTGTTTCAGCGGTCAGGCCACGGCCCTTGAGGTACTGCATCACTGGCGAATCAGGCTTAGGCGTTGCGCACTTTGGCCGATCGGGGCGCGAAAAGGTCTTAGCCGCAACCGCTGTCAGTTTTGGTTCAGCCACGCCCAGATAAGATTTCGCCTCAGTCAGCGCCGAACGCATATCGCACGATCGGACAGCACACCACAGGTCGAGCAGGTCGCCAGTCTCGCCGGTCGAGAAATCGCACCAGACGCCGGCCTTGCTCCCCTTCAGGCAAACCCCGAGGCTCTGCCCCTTCTCGCCTCCTACGCTGCCCACACGCCACTCGGAACCCTCACGCTTACCCGATGGCAGTAAGTGCATGCAAACGTCGCTGACGCGCCCAGCCAAGCGGCTAGCAATCTCTGAAGGCGTCATGGCTTGTACCACGCTTGCTTTTTGAGCCATGCGAAGGCGTAGCTAGTCGCCCGTTCGTGTGTTTCCTCGCTGCAAATCGTGTGCGTGCTTGGGTCTTTGTCGTTCCAGTCTGGGTGATACCACTGGCCAGGCTTGAGCGCAGGACGGTTGCCGTTTCGGACAATGGCGATCGGATGGACGTTTGAGGTCATAACCTCCTGCCAGTGATCGTCCGGCCCGAGGAACGTTGAGGCTTGCTTCACGAAGCTAGTGCCGATCCGGCCCTGAGCGGCCATCTGCTCGGCGTAACGGTTTGCCGACAGGATCAAGTCGTAGGATTTAACTCCGGCACGAAGCCGAGCCTTCCACGCTTTGAAGGCTGCTCGCTTTGAGTTTCCGCCGTCACGCTTTGGGTAGGCTTTCCAGAACTGTTCGAACTCGATCGAGTAATCACCCGTGGCATCGTCAGATGGCACAAGTGTTTTTTGCTTTTGATCTTTAATGGGATTGGGAGTGGGAATGGGAGCATTGCCTTCGCATTCATTTTCTATGCGTTCGCATGGTGTTTCTTGTGCGTTCGCATTGCGTTCGCTCTGCGTTGGCATTGCGTTGGCATTGCGCCATCTTGCTTTGGCGCTTTGCGATGCCTTCTCGCGCTTACCTGCGACCGCATGAATTTCGGACTCGCAGCGAGCGTGAAACCATCCTGATTCGGTTTCTTCAAAGAACTCTTGCAGGACAGAATCAACGGCTTCGCGTTGCTCTTGTGTCGATGCTCTTGCCAGTCGATAGGCCTGGCGCTGATCGACAGGAATTGGAGCCTCGCGGCTGTAATAGGAATCAAGGAGCCGGCGATATGCCATATCCTCGTCCCATGTCAGGTGAGCGGTTGCGCTCACATAATCGCCAATATGAAATGCGTAGAAGTTCATTCTGCTTCCCCGTAAGGAGGCTTGAACGCTTCACGCATATCCGCAGCCATCACGCACAGATCGCAGGTGATCTGATGGAGCTGGTCGAGGGTGATAGTGATTGAGTTGCCGTTCTGGCGAATGATGATCGCGGAATCAGCGACCGGATGAAGCTCGATGGGGTTGTAAATTCTGCGTTGAACCATGTTAGAATTACCTCGTTGTGATGTAACTGGAGCCGGTCTTTCCCACCGGCTTTTTTTTGCTTCTGGTTTACCGCCTGTCTACTTTTTGACCAGTTACCGAAATAGGGACTAGTCTCAAAAATCCAGCAGCCCGATTAGGCTGCCGATGCAGTTGAAGGAAATACGGAATCCAAGTCGCACCTAGCGCCAAGCGCGTTCAAAGCTGCGACCAGATCCCGTGCTTCATTCAACCCCGGAGTGCGACGGCCGTTTTCGTAATGGGCAATTGCCCCTTGGGTAAGCCCTACCCGATCAGCAAGCGCCGACTGAGTGATCCGGGCTTTTTCGCGAAACATTTTCAGGTTGCTCATGGCAGCCTCCTTTGTCCTTTGCGCTGATATTACATATAGTAATCTTTGAGTGCAAGGAGGTATTACACCATGTACCTTGTCGCCAGAAATACGCGCCGTATTGTTCTAGGGATGAACAATTGGCTAGAACTGGTTAAGTCCAGAATGAAAGAACTGGAGATCACCCAAGAGGCCCTTGCTGAGAAGCTGGGGTTTACTCAGGGTGCGATTGCGCACTGGTTGAGCGGTAGGCGAGAGCCTGGGCTTGATACGATCTCTAAAATCCTTAAAGAGCTGCGTATGCCGCCATTGCTAATAGGCGTAGGCCCAACTGATGCCAGCAATGTGAGAGAGGCTAGCGGCCCATACAGAGCTGAAAAAGAGTATCCATTGATAAGCAACATTTCTGCGGGAACATGGATGGAGTCATGCGACAACTTTCACCCTGGAGATGCTGAGGCATGGATCTCTTCTAGCGAAAATGCAGGGCCCCACGGCTATTGGCTGCGAGTTGACGGGCCATCAATGGAGCCGCGCTTTGTTGATGGAATGTTGATACTGGTCAAGCCAGAAGGCTTTGATTTGATAAGCGGAAAGTTCTATGTTGCCAAGCTGCTAGACTCAGGCGAAACAACTTTCAAACAGTACATAAGAGACGCAGGAACCAGTTACCTATCGCCGCTGAACAAGGCTTTCAGGACGATAGAAATCACTGAGAAAGTAGCCATTATCGGCAGAGTGATTGATTACCACCCAGAGCCATCATTCCTATAAGGCAGATTTATCATGATCAGAGCAGCGATATTGTTACTGGCGTCCATTGCAATGACAGGCTGCGCCAGCATCATAGACGGCAGCACTTATCCGGTTAGCATTCACAGCAACCCAGAAGGCGCAGACTTCGAAATTTCCAATCAGTCAGGCCAGGTTATCCATAGAGGCGTAACGCCAACAGTGGTCACTCTCGAAACCAGTGCAGGCGCGTTTGATGCTGAGGAGTACAAGGTTGCTTTCAGCAAAGAAGGCTTTGAGCCAAAGACATTTGAACTGATACCTACAATGAACGGCTGGATGTGGGGAAATCTGCTTATAGGCGGCCTGATAGGCTCAACTATTGATTTATCTACGGGAGCCGCTTGGGATTTACCTGCACAGGCATCAGGCTCGCTAAAGCCGATACAGCTCGCAGCCGTTCAGTCGCCGCCATCTATTCAAACAGCAGCGAAGCCAACCGAAAGCAAGGAGGATCGTATAGCTGCGCTGAAGCAGCAGAACCTTAGCTATGCAGATTACATGGCCAAGCATCGCGAAATAATGAACGAATAACGCAGCAGCCCGAGTAAACCAAAAGCCCCTTAATTGGGGCTTTTTTTCGTCTGCGCAAAAATATATTACATTCGGTATTGACCGAATAAATTACATGCCGTAATGTTTATCACAGGCCAGCACAACGGCCCACAGCTCGGGACACGCCCGATAGCACGGAGTCAGCGAAGTGACTTCCCGGCCCCTCAATGGTTTGTCCAGAGGTGCATCGACCGGCGCAACGACAGGAAGTCGAGCGATGTTCTTTTGAGAAAACAACGAACACCTAATTAGCCCGTGCGACGGGTTGCGCTCTCTGCTCGCGTCATAAAGCAAGCGCATGACAGCCGGAAAGACGGCCCGATCACCTCCCTACCTAGTAACTCAGGTTTGCACGGAGGCTGTATCGGTAAGGACTGAATGCGCAGGCTGATGCGCAAGATGAAGAAAAAGGCCATGTATCTGCGATGCCGCAAGCTCCGCAGCTCCAGCCTGGGAAGGCGTAAAAGCAGTCGCAAGACTCATATCGTCAAGTGGCATGGTGAGCACCATTAGAACCAACTGCGCAGTCTTCATTTGCAAATGCCGGAGATCAGCACCGGCCAGTCCTTACCGATGCAGGCGCATCACACCTTCGCCCCGTAACTGGGGCTTTTTTTCGCCGGTATCGAAAGCAGCCTTTTGCTCTGACCTTGCGGAAGTCGCAGGGCTTAGGGCTGCTCTCAATGCCGGCACGGGAGAACGACATGGAAACAGAATTTCAGATGATCGAAGACCAGTACACGGTCAAGGTCAGCGGCATCAGCGTTAGCAAGTATTACCCAGCAACGTATTGGGAACCGTCAGAAGGCGGTGATCTGGATTACACGATTGACTCGGTAACGATTGGTGACGCCGAGGGCATCCAGTACCGGCTGACAGACGAACAGCTTGAAGTCTGGTGCTTCAACTACGAAGAAAAGCTGGTTGAGCTGATCTGGGAACACATCGAAAAAGAACGTGAGGAGTGCGCAGCATGAACAGACACCACTGCATGCAAGTGATCAGCGAAAAGCTGAAAGAACTGCGCAACACGCCATTCCGCACGCTGATAACCAGTGACCACGACTACCTGCGCGGCCTGCTCGCCGGAATGATGCACGCCGACGCGATTGATGGCGACGAGTTCAAGCGGCTCAACGAGTTGGCTTGGAATGCGTACCAAGTGCGCAACAACGAACTGTTTGAACTGGCACTAACGAGGGCTGCGGCATGAAGACCATCACCTTCACCGGACACCGGATCGGTTCAGCAATCGCCAGCGCACTGAACAGCGGCTACACCAAGCCGCTGCGCATCGAGCGCAAGAACGGCATCTGGCGCGTCAAGGTGGAAGCGTGAACGTCCACCAGATCATCTGCCTAGCAGCTAGGCAAGGCGCGGCATTCGTCGCGCTGTTCACCGTAATTTTCATTCTGCCGGCGCTGGCCGGCGCGATTACAGGGGCTTAATCATGAGCGTTTACAAGAAATTACAAGCGGCTCGCGTAGAGCTGCAAAGCATGAAAATGAAGAAGTCCGGCAACAACAAGTTCGCCGGTTACAACTACTTCGAGCTTGGCGACTTCCTTCCGACCATCAACGCGATGTTCGACAAGTGCGGCCTGTTCAGTCAGGTCAGCTACACGGCAGACCTTGCAACGCTGCGGATCGTCGACACAGAGGACGGCAGCGATGTTGTGTTCACTTCGCCAATGGGCAGCGCAGCACTGAAAGGCTGTCACGAAGTCCAGAACATCGGCGCGGTTGAAACTTATCAGCGCCGCTACCTGTACGTCACTGCGCTGGAAATCGTCGAGCATGACGCACTGGACGCCGTTGTAGGCGATCCGAAGCAGAAGGCCAGCACGAACCTGAAGCAAGTTGGCGAGTCTTGCATTACTACAAAGCAGGTCGCTGAAGTTCGCCAGGCGCTTGAACTGGTCGGCGTCGATGAAGGTTTGCTGCTGCGCAAGGCACAGATCGAGTCGGTTGAAACCATGCCAGCGGTCAAGTTCTCGCAGTCGATGAACTGGATCAACCGCCACGCAGACAAGGGAGCCGCATAATGGGCGCTTTCCAAGGTTCTCAAGCCTGGCTTGATGAGCGCAAAGGACGCATCACAGGGAGCCGCGTTGCTGCGGCCCTTGGGGTTGATAAGTACAAGACCCGCGACGATCTGATGCGCGAAATGGTGCGCGAACACTTCAACGCCGAGCGCGAGTTCACCGGCAACGAAGCAACCGCACACGGCAACGCGCACGAAGATGATGCTATTGACCTGTACGAGCAGCAGACAGGCAACGGCATCCAGTACACCGGCCAGCATATCCATCCCGACTATGACTGGCTGGCAGCTTCGCCGGATGGCCTGGTCGGCGCTGACGGGCTGATCGAGGTTAAGTGTCCGTTTCGCGCTACCTACACCACAGCCGCCGAGGTTCCGCACTACATCGAGCAGATGCAGCTTCAAATGGCCGTGACTGGTCGGAAGTGGTGCGACTTCGTGATCTGGCGCGATGGCGTGATCTGGATTGATCGCGTCGAGGCTGACCCGTTCTGGCTCGATGAAAGGTTCAGCACGCTGTGCGAGTTCGTCATCGACTACAAGACGACCATAGCCAGCGAGGAACTGTCAGCGCGCCACCTGACGCCGCTTATCCGCACCGATGAAGCATGGTCGGCAGCGGAACAGGCATACGCCACGGCAAAGCAGGCAGCAGACGAGGCAGACGCCAAGCTTGAAGCAGCCAAGACCAAGCTGATCGAACTGGCAGGCGAGCAAAGCCAAAAGGGTTTAACCGTCCAGGTTATCCGCTCCGAGCGCAAAGGCTCGGTGCAATACGCCAAGGCAATAGCAGACCTTCTGCCGGATGCCGATCTAACCAAATACACCGGCAAGTCGTCGGTTGTGTACACCGTGAAGGAATGCAAAGCATGAAGAAAGTCGCAGTGGCTCTCAAAATTGACGTGACGAAAATCGACAAGGCCCGACTGTTCAAAGGCGCAAAAGGAACCTACCTCGATGCAACGATCTTTCTCGATCTTGGCGAGGCAGACCAGTACGGCAACCACGGCATGATCACGCAGGACGTTGGCAAAGAAGCCAAGGCCGCTGGCGAGCGAGGCGAGATTCTCGGCAACGGGAAAATTGTCTGGCGGGATGAAGGCGAAGCGCCACGGCAAGCGCCGAAGCAGCAGCCGGCAAGACAAGCCGCCCCGCCTGAGTATATGGATATGGACGACTCGATCCCGTTCTAAATCAGCACAGCAACCAAGCCCCGCGAGTCGGGGCTTTTTTACGGGTGAACAAATGATTGCAACCATAGCCAGCCGCGAGGAAGCGGCAAAGATGATCGCGGAAGCTCTGGCGAATTACACGGGCGAGATTGAAGTATGCAAGCCATGCCCGATAAATCCGACGCCGCCAGAACCAAGCGGGCGGATTGACCCGACCACAAAGCTCAAGCGTAAGCCTCCAGCGCCGCCGCCGAAGGAACTCAGCGAGGCCAAGCTGCGCCAGCTCGCAACGCTTAGCGAACTGCGCAAGGTTCCGAAAGAGGAACGCCAGCAGACACAACGCGAGATTGCGATTCAGCACGGCATCAGCCGGTCAACCTTGCAGTACCGGCTCGCCAAAGGCATGACCATGCAGGAAGCCACAGCGCCCACCAATCCGAACCTGAACAGGTGGGCAGCGAATAAGCGCAACCGCAAGGTGTTGGCTCAGGAGTGGCAAGCATGAGGCGCAAGAGAATCCGCAACCAGTTTGATGACGCCGAGCTTGCTTGGACTCTCGAAATGAGGTCGGAAGGCATCCAGTGGAAGTTCATCGCCGCCGAGCTTTCGACCGGCATAGACATTATCCGAAGCGCGCTATGGAGAAGGATGCAATGAGCAACGAGCCTTACGAAACGATGAACGAAGGCGAGCCGCACGCCGCGACGAACTACATCACGCGCCTGCTTGCGGGCCTGCTGATTGCGCTGATCGTGCTGATTGCATCGGCTTGCCCAGCGAAGGCCGGCGAGAACCTGTGCAGAGCATACGGCCAAGGCTGGGCGCTCGGCATCTGCTGGAGGTCAACTGAATGCTATGTGCCGCCCGTGCGCTGTCCGGTCGGGCTTGAGGATGCGGATCAGGCTTACATGGCCGGATTACGAGATGGCCTGAAGGCTGGGAGGGTTGAGATTTGATTCATTACCACGGCACGCCAATCGGAGGCGCACGGCAAGACGCAGCGCGCTTTCTGGCGGGCCGTCATGCGCTTGTGCCGTTCCCGAGGCAAGACGATATGGGAATCGTTGCGGAGGTTTGTCAGTCCTTTGTTTTCGATAACGGCGCATTCAGTGCGTGGAAGCGCGGCCTACAGCTCGACTTCGACGGGTATATCCGATGGGTTGACGACTGGCACAAGCACCCAGGATTTGATTGGGCATTGATCCCTGACGTTATAGACGGTGACGAAGATGCTAACGACGCATTGTTGGAAATGTGGCCGCAACACTTGGCGGGTGTCCCTGTATGGCATCTACATGAATCGCTCGAAAGACTGCAAAGAATGGCAAGCACTTATCGAATCGTCGCGCTCGGAAGCTCCGGCCAGTGGTCAAGCCCCGGCACAGACGCATGGTGGAAACGCATGGGCGCGGCGATGGATGCCATTTGTGACGACCAAGGCCGACCAGCCTGCAAGCTGCACGGTTTGCGGATGCTAGACCCTGCTGTCTTTCAGATGCTCCCACTTGCCAGCGCAGACAGCACAAACGCCGCCGTGAATGGCGGATCGGTGTCTAGGTTCGGCATGTATGTGCCGCCGACTGCCGGCCAGCGTGCGCAGGTAATTGCTGACCGAATCGAATCACACAACAGCGCCGCCGTCTGGCAGCGCGAAACACAAATCGAATTGGCGATATGAGGGTTGAGCTATGAGTGAAGTATATCAAGCAATTTATGACGTATTTCGCAACGAGAACGCAGGCCACTACATGCAGATGGCCGCCAGCGAAGTGCAGCAGACTGCGGCTTATTACCAGTCGCCATCAGCAATCTACCGCCCAGCACTGAGCATTGACGGCGATAAGTGGTGCGCCCTGTATGGGGAAGACCTGCAAGCCGGTGTTTGTGGCTTTGGCGATTCACCTGCACAAGCAATGGCTGACTTCGACAGAGCATGGACTACAAAACTTAACCAAGGAGAAAAGCCATGACTGCTTCGACCGAAAAAATGGAAATGAACAGAATCGAATCATGCAACTTTGAGGCAGGCGCAGCGCCGGAGCCGAAAAAATCACGACTCCAAGAATGGTCTGAGGCTTTGGTTAAGGTTGCAGAAATGTCAAAGGAAGAACCACGGCCTGAGCCAGTTGGCGAGAAAGTGGAGGTGGTTGCAACCGTGACGCTTGGGGGCATTTACCACGGTGGTTCTGGCCCTGAACTTGGCGACATAGATATGGAGCCAAATATGAGAGTCCTTGAGCGCCTGCAATGCGAAACCGTGACCTGCTCCGATGACGAACATCTCGACCTGATGACCGTCAACCAGCACCAGCGCCTGCTAAATGCAGAGATTCAGCGCCGCTTTGACGGTAACGAAATCAGCAGCAGGGAGCATGCAGAGGAACTTGAAGAAGCCAAGCATGGTCAGCGGGTGTTGGCGATGGAGGTGGAGCAGCTCAAGGCAGACAACGAGGTTTACAAGTCCTGCAATGACGAACTCAAGGCAGAGATTGAGCGGCTTACTTTGGCTGCCAAGGTAGCGGTGGCTGATGCAAACGAGGCTGAAGCTGAGGCAAGGGAAAGTTTTGCTGACTACATGGAACTGAAAGCCGAGCACGAAAGACTACGCGCCCAGCTCGCAGCACAGGACGGATGGATTCCGGTGTCGGAGCGGTTGCCGGAAGGTACTGTACTTGCCTACTACACGAATAGCCACGGCAAAGGCAGGAGAATCAGAGCGCGATACGTTAAGCGTTTCACCCAAGAGTCAGAGGACATTGACAACTTCGACGCGCAATACAACGAAGATGACGATACCTACTATGACGCTGAAGGCTGGTATGAACTGATCGACAATTGGGGCGACTACTCAAGCGTTGCAGTGGTTGAGGGCGAAATAACCCATTGGCATGAACTCCCACCACTACCGAAGGAGAGCAAGTGATGAACGAGATTGCCGGTTTTGAGGAATGGTTTATCGCGCATAACCAGAAACGACTAAACGCCGGTTTCGATGATTACAGGCCAGCAGAAAAGATGCTCGCCTGTGTTGCATGGCAAGCCGCACGCGCCAAGCCAGTCGTGCCGGATGGGTATGTGCTTGTGCCGATGGAGCCGACTGACGAGATGATTGAAGCTGGTCGTGATTCTTTAGGCAGAGGCCACGGCATGTTTTTGATTTACGAAAGCATGATCAAAGCCGCACCTAAGCAGTAACCCTCCCCACCCTCTCACCTTTACTGCCAGCAATGGCGGGACGGAGTAGCTATGTTCATGACCCGCAAAGAACTTGCCGAGGCGAGCGGTCGAGTCAAGGCCGGCGCGCAGATTCGCTGGCTTGATTCGCAGAGTCTATTCTATCGGCTCGACGCAGACGGATGGCCGCGCGTGACTTGGGCCGATTACCTAAACCGACCAGCCGACCACACGAAAAAAGAGCCACAGCTAAGGCTGACCGGCTAGGGAGGAACCATGCGCGCAAGAAAGAAAGACCGGAACCTTCCGGCATGCATGTACCTGAAGCACGGCGCTTATTACTACGTCAAAGGCGGCAAATGGACTCGGCTCGATGCTGACCTGCCAGCCGCCCTAGTGAAGTATGCCAAGCTCTCGACCACAGCATCCCCTGGCGGTATGCCGGCGCTGATCGAGAAGGCACTGGCGCACCACAGCAAGAAGCTCAAGCCAAACACAATCGAGCAGTACACGATTGCAGCGGATCGCCTCAAGGTGATCTTTGCCGAGTTTGAACCAGAGCAAGTCCAGCAGCGGCACGTTGCAGCGGTAAAGATGAGTCTTGCGGCCACCCCGAACATGGGCAACCGGATGCTGTCATTCCTGCGCGTTGTCTTTTCCTATGCGGTCGAGTGGCAGATGGTCGACAACAATCCCTGCGTAGGCATTCGCCGGCACGAAGAAAAGAAGCGCGACCGATACATTACCGACCGAGAATTTGAAGCACTGATGGCGCACAGCAGCGACTCAATGCGGGTTATTTTCGAGATGTGCTACCTGACCGGCCAGCGGATCGGCGACGTGCTGAAAATTCGCCTGGCTGACATTTCCGATGCCGGCATTGAGTTCAAGCAGCAAAAGACCGGCGCGAAGCTGATTGTGAGCATGACGCCAGACATAGCGGGAGTGATCGCCAGAACCAAGGCGTTGCCGAGGAAGGTGCGCGGCCTAACCCTGTTCTGCGGGAGAGGCGGCAGGCCAGTATCGTATGACGTAGCGAAGGAAGCATTCGCCCGCATTCGGGAGGCCGCTGGAGTGGCTGACGTGACGATTCACGACCTTCGCGCCAAGTCGCTCACCGATGCGGATGCGGAAGGAAAAGACGCCCAAAAGTTAGGCGGTCACACTGACGCGAAGATGACAGCGCGCTACCTGCGCGGCAAGTTGCCGACCATTGCCACAGCGCCGACAATGCCGAAGAAATCCGGTTAAAATCCAGAACCACAACAAGCGAGGGCTAGACAATGCGGGCTGTTCTATATGCGCACGACATGGAGCCGATAACGGTTATCAACATTGAGCCTTGGGCTTGGGAGTTTCTGAACCGTCACAGGTCAGTGCGTCTTGCCGTGCATAGGCCTATGGAGGCTTGCTTTGATCCAGACCTTAGCAACACGGCGATACCTGACACGAGCTGGTTTGTCGAAATCACGGCAGAGGTTTTGAGGCGTGGAAATCATCAAACGCTGATGCTCTTTACGCGAAACGAGGAAGCGGCGCTCTTGCTCAAGTCTGACCTGTTGCCGGGCCAGCAGCGCGACGTTCAGGATCGTGAAAAGCAGGCGCTAGTTAAGGGTTTTATGCGCGCATTGAATGCGCTTGGTCGCAAATAGTATTAGACACCATCTAAAACCTTTAGACAGATAGAGCCTACGCGCCAGTGATTCCGCACCTCTCAGCCCACACCCCCATGATGCAGCAGTATAGGGAATCGAGGCTAAAAGGCGCAATAAAATCAAACAGTTAGGCGCGGCACTGTCTAACAATCAACGAGCTAGTAGCACCGCTACAGCCCAGCAAAATCAAGGGCGCTATCGGTAGTATTAGACAGGTTTTCGGCCTACTTTCTGACCTTCGCCTGCATCATTTCCGTGATCAGCGGCGCGACGTTCTGCACTGCCCTCTCACCGAACAGGAAGCCCAGCACCAGCAGGTTAATCACCCACATTGCAGAATGCTGCTCAGGCCCGAGCGTCCATTGGCCGGACAACCACATGAAGTCGCCCCACATCACGGCATAACCCCACATAGGGCGTTGTAGGCCGCGAAGGAATAGCACCAGTGCGCCAACAACAGGAACGGCCCGCAGATCGCTTGCCGTGCCTTCCAGCGTGGCGATTCGATCAGTCAGCCCGCGCTCTGCCTCTGCAATGGCCATGTTCGCCGCAAGCGTCTTTTGCGCGGCAATCTCGGCCATCTTGATTTCAAGCTGTGCGCGCTGCTCCGGTGACGCATCCGGTGGCCAGTATGTCATGACGGTTTCTTTCACTTCCTTGAACAGCGAGCCGCCGACAATATCGGTCAGCTTTTCAAAAAGACTCATGATTCAGCCCTCAAGAAAAGTTCACGCTCGGCAATCCGGCGACGGGTCAGGCCGGCCATGACTTTTCCGCCAGCCTTGTTCCAGCGCACGAACTGGTTTGCCGCATCCTCAAGTAATCCCTGATTGATCAGCTTCAGCATCGTGGACTTTCCGAAAGCTGACGGCCCTATGTTGTAGACAAACGAAATCAGCGCATCGACCTGATTCTGATTCAGCGGAACCTTGACCAGCGACTTAACGTGATCCGCGAACCGCTGCGCATCCTCACACAGCAGCCGGTCGGCCTCGTCGCGGGTTATCTCCATGCCCATCTTGATGCCCTTGGTAGTGCCGTAGCCAATCGTGGCGACTCCAGCAGGACATTTATAGGCAGACAGGCGCAGCCCTTCAAACTGGCGGATTAGCGCCAGTCCTTTCTCAGATGCTCGCATGGGTTTTCTCCAGGCGTAAAAAAACCGCTTCCGCGGCCAATGAGGTGTCACATGCAAAAACTAATCGTTATCTGCTGTCTCGCTGCTGCAATCGTTTACGGCGTGTCTGCGTGCCTGAACAAGACCAAAGAAGATCTTTACCAGCAAGCCGCGATTCGATGCGCGATAAACCCTGAGCGATTGGAATGCGACAAGTTCAACACGGCAGCTGGCGAGTGATTAGCTATTCGGGAAAGCCTCTGTCGGAACAGCATAAGTCTCAGTTCGCGCAACTCCCTTAGTGATCCGAAGCTCATCGATGTTCTCTTGAAATGCGTTAATGTTCCCGCCCATAACTTGCAGTGTCATACCGTTTGCAGACGTTCCGCGACCGCCCCCAGCTAACGGAATAAGCGTAGCAGACGAACCGTTGATATATAAAACAGGGTCGCCACTTCCTGTGTTTGTGATCTTGAAATACTGCCAAGCGTTTGATGTGTAAGACACGATCGCATAATAGACGTTTGTTTCGCCCTGCCGGTAAAGGTAGAAATATAGGTTACCGCCATAAATCTCAAAGTGCGCGCCTCCGTTT